TTCCACTTTTCTTGACGTATGGATTCGGAAATCATTTTTGTCAATTTCTCGTTTCTGGTCTTGCTTGCTTCATTTGTTGTATTAACAAACACCATTAGTGTATTATACCCAAGTTCTTCCAGTTCTTCTTTAATTGTTAGAATTCTTGAGTGGTCATCCGCAGGTCCATTTATAATCAGTGGTCCACGATTTCTGATGGCTTCTCTACGGAAGTCGTTGGTTTTTTCGGACAATTTTTGTTTGTCCATTAGATAATCGAATGCCTGTACAGTATTCAATTCAACTGCACGTGATTCGGCAATAGCTTCACGGATAACAATATCTTTTCCGGAACCTGGACCACCAGTTACGAATATTGCTTTGAACAATCCACGGTCAACATTTTCGTGTAGACCCATACCCTTACGAGTATCGTGCATCAATTCTTTTGCATGTGTGTCCGATAGATGGTGTGGAACACCATGTCTGAAAGATTTGATATCTTTGTTTTTGGCATGTTCACGCATTTTTGTACCTGACATACCAGTTGTTCCTTCAGCATCAGGATCACGGTGTCCAGCAGAGTGTACATGAATTTTTTTGAAGTTAAACAATGAACCTTCATGTTTTCCATTATATTTGTGCAGCTTGTCTTTCATTTCATGCACACGGTCGGAACCAACCACCATGTGTAGGTGCGTTACACCCTTTTTGTACAATTTTGCAGCATGATGTAAAAATGTTGGATGTTCTTTAGAAGAAGCCTCAAAGTGTGTACCTGGAGAATATCTTTTCAGGTGTCTCAACTTTTGTGAAGCTGAAAGTGGATTCTTCTTAGAATCTTGTGAGTGTGATGTTACCACGGAATGAGATGCGTGGTGTTTCTTTGCAATTTCTTTAACTTTGTCGATTAACTTTAGGTGACCGGTCGTGGGAGGATTCATACGACCAAAGGTCATAACATGGTGATGTTCACCTTGTTTTTGTTCTTCGACCAACTCTAAAAAAGATTTCATTTTCTTACTTTTAACAAATTTTGTTTTGCAAATTCTGCACGATTGACCAATTTAGTAGGTTCTTCTTTGCCGTTATGTGTATGACTGACAACGAAACCTTCTGGTTTGGACTTCTTACCGGAGATATGATGTTGGTAATGTCCTTCGTGTGTCTCTAAAGATTTAACTAAAGCATTCTTGGCTTGATGTAAGTGGTGGTGCATTGCAAACAAATTGCCATAGTGTTCTTTGTGTTTTTCAACATGGGCAATCTGTTTATGACCTTCACCAGTTTTTTCAGCCTTAGCTTTATCGGTTTTTACTTTAGATGCTTGTTTTTCGTGTACATCTTTTAGGTGTTCTTTGAAACCCTTAACACTTGGAACTTCATCATGTCTAACAGTCTTGTTTATGTATGTTGACAGGTGGCCAGCTTCTCCACCATGTTTGTGGTGAACAGAATCATACATTTTGTGACCGTGTGTGTCATGTATTTCTTTGGCTGCAGCCATGTGTTTCTGGAAGTGGTGTTCATTCTCATCGGAATGTTTAACTTTACTGGTGTCGTGTTCTGCACCGTGCCAGTGTACATCTGGATGTTCTTTGAAGTGACTTGTATCTGGGTGATGTGAGACATGCATATTATGGATGTCTGTACCGTGATACTGTGAGTGTACAACCACACCAACTTTAGACTTTTTAATCTTTTCCGCTTCTTTTCCGTGGGCGGTATAGGTGATTGTGTTTGGTGTAAAAGAAACTTTGTGTGCCTTGGTGGCTTCAGAAATGATTGCAGATTCGTGCAATGTCTTAGTTTCTGCATGGTGCATCAAGTCACCTTGGTAAACTCCGTGTTTAGGAGTAACTTTTGGTAAGTGCTTTAACGCATGTTTCAGAGTTTTTGCAAGACCTGGAGCGTGACCGTGGTTCTTATCAATGTCTTTTTCAGTGTGATTAATCTTAGGATTCTTATTGAAAGCAGACTTGGTTGCAACGAAGAACTTGCCAGTTTTTGGGTGGTGACCGAAAACAATAGATGGTGAACCATCATATTTCATTGTCAGGTTACTACTCTTGTGGCCGGAAGTCATATGTGCATGTGCTTTCTGTAAAGCACCATATGCATGTTCAAATCCGGCGTGGCCGTGCATCAAAGGACGGTCTTCTGCATGGTGAATATGTTTTAGTTTTTCACCTTCAGCTTCTTCCTTTAGAAAAGAATTAAAAGTTTTCATTGATTATTTTACCTCTAGAATTGCAACACACTTTGGTTGCCGTAGAAGTATTTATATAACTTCACAAATCTATGTCAAGTCCAACTGGTTCCATCAAAATTTAGCCAATAAGTTACAATTTTGCCCTTTCCGTTCAGTGCATTAAACGGTGTGGTGTGCAACAAAGCTCTGCTGGAATAGTAATACACCAGTTCTTTTGGACCACGATTTAAGGCTGACGCAAAGATTGATGTGCCCGTTTCACCACCAACAAAGGTGTGACAATCCATGATGTGGTCGATGTTCGTCATAAAATCTGTGCTGATTTCAAAACCCTTGGTGTCAATACCTCCAAGTGGAGTTTTACAACAGATAATCTTTTCCTGAAACGGTACATCGTTGTATAAATTGATGATATTTTGTAGGAGTTCTGGTGTCCAGTTTCTGTATCCATTGTATGGTGCATCAAGTAACGGAAAGATGACTATTTTATTTTTCATCGGTCTATCGTTTTTGATTTCGGCAATATCACCACAAATGTCACGCAAATCCCATAAATTGACACTACTCCAACTCAAAATTTGATTACCTGGAACTTCCGAGAAGTAATCTGTTTGTGTCTTTAAGAATTCAAAAAACTTGATACAGTAATCGGAATCACTAATTGTACCAGGCAGCATATGAAATTTGACAGGTTCTTTCATTTGTCTACGCAGGTGTTCAACAGCATTCAACAACCCAACCATGTCACCATTACGCATGGGTCCACCAAAAGTGCGTGGTCGTATGTTTATAATCATAATTTAGTTCCAATCACAGTCAAAATATTTGGTAGATTTGAAGCCGGTGTTCTAACCTTATCCTCTGGATTACCAACATAAACAATTTTATAACCAGCATCAATTAACAAACCAATCAGACCATTAGAGTCAAAATGGTGTATATGTTCATTTTCTCTGCGGTGTTTCCAGTTAATAAACCAGTCTGGCTTCTGTGAGGTATGAAACCAAGGTACCGAAATACAAACATGTTTTACCTTCTTGTTTTGTAGGAAGGGAACTAGGTCCTCAACCAAAAGATGTTCCAGTGAATCAAAGAAGGTCATCACATCAACAATGACATCATCCGGATCCATAATGCGTGTGGTTCTTTCTGGTACTGGATAATCAGAGATATCATAACCATAAGTTTTTAGATTTTGATTTTCACAATACCTCAAGAACGCACCGTTGCCATATCCAAAATCACAAACAGATTCAAATTGGCCGATGGCATTTATAATTGTTTCATAACGAAGTTTCGACATGGCATCATTTGTTGTATATGTGTCATATCGTTCTTTTGAATATGTTGAACTATAATCTGGGGTTTTACCAGTCAATTCGAATTGATATAGGTGTCCCAGTCTAAGTTCTCTATAATGATAAATCATAATAATTTTTCCAAGTCGTTTGCATGTACCAGTTTCGCCTTACGGTTCAGGTAGAAATGTTTTTCGAAAACCTTTTCGATTCCTTTACCATTGTCCCAACTCACATCGTTACCGACACGGAACTCAGGTTTCCAATCTTCTGCTTTCCAAACAACATAACATTCTTTGTTCAGTAGGTCGGCAATCATACCGATTCCTGTAAAGTTGGTGATAAAAGGTTTGGTAGATTTTCTAATAATGTAACAGTTTAATAGTAAGTCATTATTATAATCTAAAAACTCATACTTGTCAAGATGTGATAGTATATTTGTTTCACGGCGTGCATCAATGTCGGCATGGTTCCAACGGTCGCCCACATAATAATTGTCTTTCACTTCAACATCATAATCTGGTGTTTTGATAACAAAATTATCATCAACATCAAATTCAAGTTTGTAGTTGTCCTTCAACCAGTTTTCATAACGACAAGTTTCAATTGGACGATTAGGATCATTCTTGTCCTCCCGTGTCCATGAACTCAACATAATGACATTTGTTTGATACAAGAATAATTCATCATCAAAATGTATGTCTTTGAAAATTCCTTGGTACATTAAGAACTCTTTGATGCCCTTGAACTTACGCATCTCATTACGAATTATAAATTCAATAGGTT